GCGAATACAATGTCATCAAGTGTTGAATCCGTAATGGCTTCAATTTCAAGTGCTGCTTTATCTGCAAGTGCTACAGCTGCTTCACTGAATATTCCTGTGAAAGTATTGGTTGTCCCTGCACCACGTAAGATTTGTTCACTGATTTTCTTTTTCAGTGAAATATTGATGTTACGTAAGACTTCTGCTTGATAAGGAATTGAAGGTAGTTTTTCTAACTCTTCAGTAATTTCTGTATAAGCAGTAATCTTTACTTTTGAAATGGTTAAGTAACCAAATGCTGGTTCTGTTTCAGAATAAGCTGCCCCTTCTGCTGTGGTTCCAGCGATACCGTTTGCTTTCACAAATGATTTCTTATAGGTTTCACCACCATTAAGATTAATTACATTCACACGATCAACTAAACTTGACACTTGAGCAAATGGAACTGGTGCAAGGTTAGTTGATGTGTGATCAGGGAGTAAAATCTCTGAACTTGATACTTGAATGACTCTGCTTTCTTTTAAGCTTTGTCCACGTGTTTCTAGCTTTTCTTTATCCACCATTTGACGGTTATCAACTTGAATTGGTTTGAATTCTGTTTTTGATGCAATCAACATCTTTTTATCAATCGATGTTCTTTCCTCTTGAAGGCTTGTTGTTTCAGTTTCTAATGCTTCTAGTTTTTCTAGATCGGACTCTGTGTCTACTAAGCTTCTGATTTCTTTTAAGCGTGATTCAATTTCTTTTCTTCTTAATTCTAAATTCATGATTTAATCTCTCCTTAGATTTGAGTTTTAATTTTGATGCGTTTTTTCATTAAATCTGATTTTTCTTTTTGCTCTGCTAACTCCATAGTCTTCAGTTCCAACTCCATGGACTCTAAAGAACGAGCATATATACTAGTTGCATCATATGCAGGAGTATCCACAACCGACACATCATACAAACGTTCTATCTTTGTAATGGTTCTTTTAGGAATATCACCTTCACGGTTCCATACTTGTTCATCAACGGTAAAAGCAAAACTCATTTTATCCAAAAGACCACTTCTAACCATTTTATAGATATCCTGGTTATGACTAGTATCCAAGAGTTCTGCACGTACTTTTAAACCAATATGATCCACGGATAATTCAAGTGATTTATTCTTTGTTCTTGCAATAATTAAAAAGGAGTCCATATGATTGTATTTCATAGGAACATCCTTCATTTTAGTTTCTTGTAAAGCAGTAGGTGATATTTCTTCTAAAAATCCATAAGTTTCATCACCAATTAAAGTTTCATTGTTAAAGACTAAAGCATAGCCTTCTAAAATCATCTTTCCTTCATTTTCATGAAGCGTTACATCTGCAAGTCTCGTTTCTTTAATCATGTGTTCTAACCTCAACTTTCTTTACTTGTTTTGGTTTTGTCTCTTGTTCATAATCAAACTCAAGTTCTGCATCTTTGTACGCGAATGTTTCTAATTTTTCTTTCTTACAAAAATCAGTAATCGTTTTTGTTTTTTCTTTTTGAGTTTCTAAGATACTTTTTAATGCTTCATTTGAGATTTTGCCGTTAATCGTTACTTTCATGATCTTCTTCCTCTTTCTTTCCAACTTGATATAAGTTTGCTTTATCTGCATCAACAAAGTTTAATGATTGAAGTCGTTTGTGTCCACCTTCGATAGGTTCTAATCCGAGCAGTGCTCTTGATTCGTTAAGTGACATAATCCCTAAACTCATGAGTTTTTCTATAGCTGTGACTTTTGTGTTCCAGGAAGCATATTGTAATCTCTCACTAAAGAAGACAATCTCTTCACCGCGTTCTAATTGGTTATTAGTTAGTAAACCTATAGAAAAAGCCTCGCTAAGTTGAATAGCTAAAGGCTCAATGGTTGACTCGTAAAACGAGTTGTATTCATCTTCTGTGTACTTATTCGTAAAGATTGGTACTGATACTCCAAAGTAATCTAATATCTTTGACTGCAAGAATTCTAGTGTATCCTTGTCTATGAGTTTTGGGTCTACATCTAAAGGGATATATTCACTCTTTAAATCAATCGGTATAATCGAACTACCTTTATTATTCACAGAGTCAGAGAGTGCACTATCAAAGAGTTCTCTTTGTTTTTTCTTATCGACTTCTGATAACATCCCATTCATCTTAACGATCCCTTTAATCTGCATAGATGATTTAATCGCATTATCTATACCCTGAAGCAAACTATCATTAATAGATATGGTTTTAAGAATCGCTTCATGATCACCACTTGATCCATTGCCACCAAAGATATCGTTTTGGCCATAATGTTTTCTTAAGTGGATGATATTCTCATACGGTAATGTATATGAATCACCATTTTCAAATAAGAACTTTATATAATAATGATCTTGTTGATCGATGACCATTTCAACTGTTATTGGTTTAAGTGGATAAAGGCCAATAAGATGTCCATTATATTTATCAAAACGTGGATAAATAAAAGCATTATCATTTAATAATAAGGTTGATATAACCTTATAGATAAAATCATAAGGTGTCATGATTTCGTTTGGCTTATGTTTCAAAAGAAAAGACAGTTTTCCGCTTTTCTCGGATACTGTCTTATCGTTTTCTGTTTTGATATATCTTGGTTTCAGTTTTGCACATTGACTGGCTACTCGATCGATACAAATCTTAACCACATCACTTTTTGAAATGTTAGATCCAAATGGTGTATAAAATGTGTTAGTATTATTGATGATTTGTAAGGCATCGATTGATCCAGTTTTACTTTTTCTTTTAAATATTGGCATTTATTTTCCTCTAGAATTATCTATTATTTCGGTTATAAACTTTTTCTCTGTAAAATGAGACTTATTAAACTGAACAACTTTTTTTGTAAATAACTTGTAATATAAATACTTGAGATAATACCCTAGCATATTTACAAATGTATGTCCGATATATTTCACGCGGAAATATAGTTGTGCAAAATAAGATATTACAATAGCGATTTCGAGATAACCCATTGTTGATAAGTCAATCTTTTTATTTAATATCCAAACTATCCCTTGATACAATACTAATGCAAAAAATGTTAAATCAATTGTATTATATAAAATATTTGTATCACCTATCTTATGAACAGTTGCACTTGGTTCAATTGCAAAGTTAGGATTACCAATATCTCCATTATTCTTGTACTCCAAAATTGTTGATATCCCATACTTCTCTACTTTATCATTTGATTCAGTTATTACATGAATATAATAGCGTCTTATTAATCCGCCATCGATCATATCAGATAAATTATCATCTAATTTTATATATAACTCTTTAGGTTTACTATAATATACTGAATATTTTGAATTTAAATGATTGTTATCCGTGGATGAAAGATATTGTATTCGCTCACTTCTCAAATAAGGTACTTTAATGTACTGATCATCCGAACACGTTATTTTTAAATATTTATTATGTATTCGGGATCTTACTTGATGAGCTTTTGGCATATCTTCCTCCAAAAATGATTCCACCAATTTGATAGATCGCCACTTGTATAAGGTCGAAATAAACCATAAGTTCTTTGTTTCTTCTTTTGTCATCTCAACAAATTCTGCTTTTAACAATCAAATCACCTCTCACTTAATTACTATTTAATCCAAATTTTCTAGTTAGGAGTATTTCTTTCCAATGTGTTTCTCGTTCAAATATATAGATATCGCTTGTATTTAAATTACTAATTTCTAAAACAGAGTATTGAAAATTCATTTTATAGTCATTACCATTGACCTCTAAAAGATCTCTTAAATCTTTATTGCCTCCATGACCGTTCTTTGCATACTCTGACCATCTTTGCCATATTGCCGATTCTCCATATGCACTACCAACATACAATTTACCAGTAAGAGTATCAGCGATTAGATAGATGCCTTTTGCTTTTGAAAGTGCATTTTTCCAAGTTGGTATATCTTGGTTGATAATGCTGTTTAGAATTTCATAGCTAACTTTAATTTTGTCAAATCCAGGAAAGTCCTCAATTGATAATTTATTCGCATCAATTTTATGTACTACCATATCGGCTGGTTTATTTTCACTGGTTGGCACTAACTCTAACCTTGGATAGGATGCCCTAAAGTCTTTTTTGTAAGAGAAAAACAACCTACCTATTAGGTCGCTTTGAATATCAAGTAGATGTGTCTGATATGTGTAAAGATTTGAACTTGTATCGAATGTCGGATCACCTAGAACTTCAAAAATACCTGCAAACATCCATATATCTCTATCGTAATTAACAAGTGAAATGATGTACTTACGATTAAAGTTGGGCTTGGTTTGATATTCCTGATATTCTTTGAATCGTCCTAGTAAATACTCATTTAGTGGATAATTGTTAGCTCCATAAGCAAAATGAATCTTGTAATTAATAAAGTTTTTTTCATTAATACCTAGTATGTTTGTTAAAGTTAACATATGACAACCCCTCACAATTTAAATTATTTCTATTATATCATATTTTCATAATCAATTTTATACCTGTTGAGCACTGTGTAAGCAATTATCAATGCGACAGTTCCATCAATTCTTTTATACTTTGAGTTAAGTTTTGAGGGTTGTATATTTCCATTCAAATCTACTTTAGCTTGTGTATTTGCTAAACACCACTTTAAAATAGGATTATTATCATAAACTATAAGTTTATTCTTTAAGTCAGCTTCCATTTGTTTCATAGGTTCTGATAAGGAATAAATACCTTGTCTTACTTTCTCCATATTAAATCCTAGATCTTCCATTTCCCTAATCCAATATTGCGAGTTCCAAGGATCGTATCCTACCCATAATGGTCTAATGCTATATGTTTGAATCATCTTCATAAACCATTTAGTAACAAGACTAAAATCATTTTGATTACCATCTGTCAAAGTTACATAACCCTTTTTAACCCAAATATCATAAGGCACATTATCTTCTTTGGTTCTTTTCTCTACAACTTCACTAGGCATAAAGAAATGTGGAATCACATATTTCTTACTTGAATCTCTCTTTTGAATAATAAGAACTGCAGCAGTTAAATCGGTTGTCGACGATAAGTCTACACCACCAATAGCATAGCTATCTCTTAAGTCATCTATACTATATTTTTCTTCATTGTTCAGATCATCAAATGATAGCCATGATCCAGAATCTGCTTGTTTAATATTGAAATCTTTACAAAGCATAGTAACTCTAGTTGATAAATCATGTTTAGATTTATTCATGACGTCTTCAAGATAAGATGCTGTCTTTACTACATCAATACTTGGATTTGATTTCTGCCAGGTTCTTTTATCATCATAAATCTCTTTTACAGAGTCTTGTGTATAAAGCCATGGAAGCACACGAACATCATCTATTTCACCTTTGATCATCTTCCTAGCATAATCTAGTTTGCTATCTAAAAATCCACCGATGGTTGTTCCCTCAGTGGTAATGATGAATATAAGTGGCTCTTTTTTAGTTGACTGTGATTGTTTAATCGCATCATAGACTTTTGAATCGGTCATTTCATGAACTTCATCAATACATCCAACTTCAATATTGTAGCCATCTTTATTTCTTGATTGAGCTGATAATTTTTTAATCTTGTTCTTAGTTTTTGGTGAGTAAATGAAAAAGATATTCTTTCTGCTTCTTGTATCTTTAGAGAGTGATGGTGATTGTTCCCTCATATTATTTATCTCTTCAAATAGAATATTCGCTTGTTCTGTGGTGTTTGAAGCACAAACAATATCGACACCACCACTTGATAGAAAAAACTCTGCTAGGTCTAATCCTGCAATAAATGTTGTCTTTCCATTTTTTCGTGCAATCAAAAGTATAACTTCATTAAACCTTCTTAGTCCTGTATCTGCCATTTTAAAACCATATGCAGTTTGGATGATCGCCTTTTCCCAAAGTTCTAATATAAAGGGTTGCCCATTAAAAGGTGATTTAGTATGTTTGCAAAATGTTTCAATAAAATCAATTCTGAGTTTTCCTGGTTGTTCATCAAAGACATACTTTGAGTTGTGAAGATCAATGATCAAGCGATCAAGCTGGTTCTTTAACTCTTCACCAACAAGAATATTTCCTTTTTGTATTTCGTGATAGTATTCAAATAGATAGTTCATTCATTTGCCCTTTTAAGAAATTCATCAAAAGCATCATCCCCATCATTCACTTGCGTGCCCAATATTGAATTCAAAGTCTTAATAACTGTGCCATATGAGTTTACAAGTTTTGTATAATATTTAGCAGCTTCTGTTTGTCGCATCAGTCCTTTTGATGAAATCTGGATTGAGCCATATTTGATCATCTGTTCTTGAAGCTTCGAAAGTTCAACTTTCATAAAAGCAGCTTGTTGGATTAAGTTATCAACCAATTCTTTTTTAGTTTCATCAACCGATGAAAAAAGCGACCGAAGTCGCTTATATTCAATTTCAATCATCATACTATAATTCATTAATAATCTCAAACACATGCTCTATTGAGTAAGCTTTTGTCAAACCACTATTCTCTCTAACATAGTTTTTAGTTTCTTTTCCATTTTCATCATGTACCATAGATGTGTGTATTCTATATCCACTAATAACTCCAATTATATATGCATCCTTGAAATTTGTTGGTTCGTAAGTGGTCATTGGACCACCAGAAAATCCTATATTATTGACGGTGTCAGCATATATTACATTAGCGTTTTTTTCTTTGACTATACCCGAAATACATCCTCTTTTTACAAAAGGAGCGGGATATTTACTATCTTTTATATCAGAATTTAGCATCCCAAATGGAAATCCTAATATGTATGCATCGTGTCCAAGAATAACATTATTACTACTGAATTTTGTTGAGAATACTTGTGTGATATTTTTATTTTTATTTAACTTTAGAACTACTATATCAATATTTTCTTCTTTATGGAAATAAACGCTACAATTTAGGAGTTTTTTGGTTCCTTCAGCGCTAACAATCAAGTCTATAGTATCTCCATAATCAATATTCTTAAATAAATGTTTAGCACTTACTAAATATTGAATATTATTAGACTCTACGGTAAAAGATGAGGCTAATGAACCATTGAACTCAATCTGTAATACCCTTGCAATTGTAGATGTAGTAATCATTTAATCATCCTCATTTCTATATTTTCAATAAATAGCTCTTCCACAAATTAAACGTCCCCCTACGCGGTACCCGCACCTATGTAACTTATGTTACCCCGGGGGATAAATTGAATCAAAAATAAAATTTTTTCATTAAGAAATCGTACAGTTTTGGTTCTACTACTTGTACACGATCATCAATGAACTCTTTAAGATAAGTAGCAGTGCATCGATGAGTTTTTTCACTCAGAGAATCATTAGTATCCATATTTCTAAAATATTCATGTGGAACTATTAATCTTGGATTTAGATATATAATGATACATGTTAAATAAGTCATTATAGTATCAAGATACTTATTGAACACTTTTATCATATCAATAGTGCTATCGAGGTGTCTTTTAGGATTAGTGTTATTTAAGAATAACAAACCATGGCTATGCATGTACTTATTCATTAAATCTGTCATTTCCTTGAACTTGGACTTAATTCCGATTAACTTATCTAATTCTTTAATATCAGGATTGCTAGTAATAAATGATACAGCTTCTACTGACTTTAAATCGTTCATAGAATTTTGTGCAAATTTGAATACAGTATCTATTTTTTCATTCCATTTTTCAAATGATACTCCACTATTTTCATGGTTTGAATTTCCAAGAAGAGAAAAGAAGATTGCCAATAGGTAATCATCTTTGAACTTTCTCAGCAAGGCAAATGAGTCAGAAATGTTTATAACTTCCATAGTTCTATGTATTGAATAGAGAGTAGATCTCAAACTATCGAATATACTAGCAAGATTTATAACATGTGCCTTTTTTATGGTCTTTAAAAATTCCAATATTGGTGCTAATGGATTCCCACTGTTAAAGTCATAATTAGGAACATAATCATTAAAAATTGAGACTGATATATATGGTTCATAACTATTTTTGCCTAGGTTATCCAAAAAAACGCTATAATACTCAAGATTATCGAGGATATCATTATACTCTTTAATATTTTCATATACTTTTCTCTTCTGAAAAAACTCGTCAATGAGACTATTCCTTTTTTTATCACTCAAAATAGTCACCCCCAATTGTATCAATTATATCAAATTTATTTGAGTTAATCGAGGTTATCTAGGAATTAAGTTCCCTTCGTCATCAAATTCTTTTTCTATAGAGAATCGCTTATGTTCTTTATTGTGACATTCCTTACAAAGAAGCTCTAAGTTTTCTTGATTCAAACTTACCGATGTGTCTGATACATTTTGGATAGTCAGTCTTATTTTATGATGTACTTCTTCACCTACTCGCTTGCAGCGTTCACATCTTCCATCTTGTTCCTGGTACTTGATTTGTCTTGCTACTTGCCATGCAGCAGATTTATAGAAGTTATGCAGTATCTTAGGTTTCTTCATAAAGACGTTTCAACTGATCAGCTTTATCTTTTACATGTTCCCATTTCACTGGTAAATCAACTCTACCAAAATGTCCATACTTTGCCAATTCTTTAAATTTTATATTTGATAGGTCAAGTTCTTTTTTCATTGATCCTGGTTTGAAGTTGAATACATGTTCAACTAGACTTTGAATTTCACTATCATCGGTGACACCTGTATCAAAGGTATTAATTAAGATACTTGTTGGCTCTGCAACACCAATCGCATAGCTCAAGCACACTTCGCAATGTGTCGCTAAATTTGCCGCTACAACGGCTTTTGCTACAAATCTTGAATAGTAAGCCGCACTGCGATCAACCTTGCTTACGTCCTTTCCTGAGAAGGCACCACCACCATGTCTAGCATAACCGCCATAAGTATCAACAATGATTTTTCTACCCGTTAACCCAGAGTCTGCTTTAGGTCCACCAATAATGAATTCACCTGTAGGATTAATTAAAAGTCGTGTATTTTTAATGAGGTCTTCTTGTTCCATAGAGTTAAAGATAATCGCTTTAATGATATCTTCATAGAATGCTCTTGTAACGCCTTGTTTTGTTTGTGCTGATACGACAATGACTGGTATATTATATGGTTTACCATCTTTGTAATCCACACTCACTTGGCATTTGCCATCAGGACCAAAGATATGACTATACTTTTCTTTTCTAGCTTTATCCATACCTTTAGCGATTCTATGTGCAAGGATAATTGGAAGTGGCATGAACTCTTCTGTTTCGTTACACGCATAACCAAACATGATCCCTTGATCACCTGCACCTTGTTCTTTACTTGATGATTCATTGACACCCAATGCAATATCAGGTGATTGTCTGCTAATGAGTTCCATGACAACAAACTCTTCATCATAACCGATATCTTTTAACACTGTTTTTGCTACTGCTTTATAATTCACTAATGCTGTTGTTGTGACCTCACCAAAGATAAATACGAAGTTATCTTTAATCGCAGTTTCTACTGCAACTCTTGCATCTTTATCTTGTTCTAGTATTGCATCTAAGATGCCATCACTAATTTGATCACAAACTTTATCAGGATGTCCACTAAAGACTGACTCACTTGTAATTCTTTGCATTTTCAAATCCTCCTCTTTAAGCACTAAAAAAGGAGCTATTCGCTCCTAAGTTCTGCTTTTGAAATATATGCTGCATACCTTGCATAATGATATCCTTCACTTTCAATCAATATGCCAAAATCATCTTCATTCGATGTAACAAGAATACAATGATAAACATTTTCTTTATCACAATACATCAACTCAACGTTTTCTTTAATAAAATCATAGTCATCAAGCGGATGATTTAAAAACTTATCAAAGTCCTTTTTATCTAGGACAATCACTTTTTCTATAATGAACTCATCTTGAGGTATCAGATCTTGTCTTTCAGGCTTTCTTATAAATCTAGTTTTCATCTTCTAATCTCCCATGCTGTATAGACTGAACGATAACTACAATCCCATGTATCATAGATGATTCCATCAATACATGCTGTAATGTGTCCAGCCATTTTTAAAATGTATGTACCAATTGGATGTAGTTCTGTAAAATCAGTACCTTTGATTCTAGGCTCACCTTTTACAGGTTTAAATATCAGTCTTGGATAGTCTTTCAAGTAGTCATATAAGAACTGGGTATCTTTATAACTCGAATATCCGAGTTCTTT